GATCTCCATGCTCCTGGCGTAGTAGTCGCCGGAGACGGTGATCGCGCCGCCGTGGTAGCCGTAGAACGACGGGTACTGGTCCAGCGTGCTGCTCGTGCTGTTGGCCACGTAGATCGTGACGGTGTAGCCGCCCAGGTTAGGCGGCAGCACAGCCAGCGCGCCGTGCATGGTCAGCTTGGCCGAGCTCGCGCTCGTGCCGGAGTTCGCGTCGGATCCGCCTGTCCGGTCGATGTACAGGGACACGTTCTGCGTGAGCACCTTGTCGTCCAGTGCGGAGAGGAACGTTTCCATATTGTTGAGCCTGGTCGCGGTGATCTGTGTACCCTGCTGGGTCACGGTGTCCGGCGTGTTGGCCAGGCTGACCGTCTCCGTCGTGCTGTCCGCGTGCGTGAGCAGGAACTTATTGAGGCCGGTGCCCAAGCGCGCCAGCCAGTTGGTCGCTGTATAAAAAAGTCCCATAGTACCTCCTTATCCGAGGATCAGGTGATCGACCCGGTAGATGTTGAGGATCTGGTTGCTGTTCTTCGTGAAGTCGACCAGCACGCGGCTGATCATGGTGCCAGAGTTGGTCGTGGCAGTTGCGCCGGATCCGCAGAACACGCCCACCTCCGTGATGTGGAAGTTAGCTTCATTAGCGGACAGGCTGCACACCGTGGTGACCTTGAAGTCCACACCGGAGCGGGAAGTGGAGAGCTGTGTCCTCTGTTTCCTGAACTGCTCGGCGTCCAGCTGCGTGTTGGTGCGCGCCGGTGTGGTCGTGCCGGTACCCACCGCGAAGTAGGCGATCCCGCCGTCCGGGTTTGTGCCCTGCATCATGCGCTGCCAGTAGACGCCGTTCGCGTTGGTGAGCAGGTTCTTCTGCTTCCAGCGCTTGATCAGCTCGCCGGTCTTGACGTCCAGCAGCTCGAAGATCAGCTCGCCCCAGCGGCCGCTTTTTTCTTCGTGTTCCATACTTCCTCCTTATATCCCTGCATACATCTCCAGACCTTCGGTGCCGTTGAGCAGCCCGGGCCAGGTGATGTATTGCAGCCCTGCCAAGCCGATTGGCCACATCGGGAAGTCCTCGGTGATCCCCATCTCCTCGGTGCGGTTCCTGGTCTCGCTGGTGTTAAGCTGGTTGATGGCGATGTCCTCGCTCCTGATCGTCAGCGACGCCACGTCGTTCTGCAGGCCGCTCAGGACCGTGCCGTAGCCGGACAGGTAGTCTCTGTCCATCATCACGTAGGCGATCTCCATCCGCGCCCATGCGTCCGGTCCGGTCATGTCAGCCCGTGCCGGCGTGATCGTGCGCTCCGTGACGACGTACAGGCCCTCGATCGCGAAGTCGGGGAGCGCCACGTCCACCACGTGCATGATCTGCAGGTCGTCCAGGTCGGTCAGGCTGTCAGACATCACCCGGAACGTGAGTTCGTGGGTGATCTCGCTGTACTCCATCAGGTACGCGTCCGCGGCGCTCTGTGCGTCACGCTGTGTCCTGGCGTTGGATGTGTCCACACGCTCGATCAGTCCGCTGGTGCCGTAACGGTTGGCCAGCTCGTCGATCTTCGCGTCGTTCCGCGCGGTGACGCGGATCTGGAAGATGCCCTTGTAGACGAACGTCACCGTGTCGCCCGCGGAGAGCGGCGGAGTCAGCCCGGAGTAGCGGTAGGAGATGACGGCCGAGTTGTAGCTGAAAAAGAAGTACTTATTCGGGTTGGAGTCGTCCAGACCAGCCACGCCCATCGTGCTGCTGATGTCGACGCCGTTGACCTTGACCGACGGCTGGCTCGCCACCGGGAAGCCCAGGCTGAACGTGTCGCCGTCGCCCGTGTAGATAAAGCTCTCGGTCTGCGAGCTGGTCGTGTCAGTCGCCCCGATGATGTGCTCCACGGTCCGGAGCTTGTAGCTCTTCGTGGTCTCCTTCAGCCGGCGCATCTCGTTGAAGTGGTAGCGGCTGACCTGGTCGGCGTATACAGGGAACTCGTCGCGCTGGCGGAAGTAGAACTTCTGGTCCGCGGTGACTGTCCACGCGCCGCCGATCAGTGCCGCCAGCTCGTTGAGCGTGCTCTGCAGGTTGGTGTTGACCGCAGTGTAGACCTCCGGCGTCACGTCCGACGCGGTGATGAAGCCGAGGCCGAAGCCTTCGGCCGCGATGTATTTGTTGTACAGGTCGGTCACGATGTCCGAGACCGTCGTGTTCTGGTATGCTTCGTTGGTGATCCTGTTGGCCAGGATCGCGTTGCCGTTCTGGCAGGTGATCGAGTAGATCCGCTTCTCGTTACCGGTGCTGTACTCCGGGGAGACCGGGATGCCAGCCACGCCGTAGAACAGCGGGCGCGTTCCGTCAAGGATCTCGACGATGTCGCCTGCCTGCGGGATGGGCTGGCCGTCCACCAGCACTTCGATGCGGCTGGCCGACTTGTTAGCCAGCCGGTCGTTGATGCTGAAGTCCCGGGTCAGTTTGTACTCGACGCCGTTGATGTAGCAGGTCACGCGCCCACCTCCTTATGCGGGCAGGACGAACGCCGAAGCGTCGTCCAGGTTGCGCAGGAGCACCGTGCCGAGCGTCAGGCCGTCCACGTTCATCTCCGCGTCCAGCTGCAGCTGCAGCACGACCGGCGTGCCGGCGTTAGTTCCGCCTGCGGCCAGGCCGCCCAGCAGGTTGATGTCCGGCAGGGTGATCCCGGCGAGTGGGCCGTCGATCATAGCCCTGACCGACTTGCCGATGCGCTTCTCCGCGTCGTACTCTTCCTCCTCGAACGCCACCGGGATGGCCAGCGCCAGGTTCTCACCTACCTGCTCCTTCATGATCGTGGAGGGCGAGTGGATGCCCAGCTTGGCCTTGATGTTGCTGATGATGTTCGAGCACCAGTTGCCGATCCGGCTCATGACCCAGCTCGTGCCGGAGTTCAGACCGCCGATCAGGCCGGTGCCCAGGCTCTGGCCTGCAGCCGCGATCTGGCTCTGCTTGCTGTGGATGCCGTCCGCCACCTTGTCCGCCGTGTTCTGGCCGACCAGCCGGACCGCGTTGTGCTGGGACTGCATGCCCTTGATCAGGCCGAGCCCTACGTTGACGCCGTCCTTCTGCATCAGCTTGGACGGGCTGGAGATCTGCAGCTTGCTCTCGATGGATTTGATGATCTCATCGGCGCTCGCGTCTGCTGTCAGACCCAGCTGGTCCAGCGTGAGGCCCATGCCGGCGATCAGGCCGAGCAGTGCGTTCTTGCCTTCCTCCTCCATGTCCTCCGGGAGGTCCTTGTAGGAGTCGAGGATAGCCTGCGCCAGTTCCGCCTGCTTCGGTGTGAGTTCTTTCTCTGCTTCCCGGAAACCGATTAGCATGCCCAGGAACGCGCCCTGGGACTTGGTGCTCATGGTCACCGCGGAGCCTTCCACCTTCGCGAAGGCGTCCACCTCGCGCTGCGCGGTGGTCTCTGTGTCGGTGGCGTAGCCCTTGGCCTTGTCGGCCGCTTCGGCTTCCTTATCCAGGAAGTAGTCGATCTTGTCGGCGCACTCGTCATGCGCTTCCTGCAGCTCGTCCACCGCGTCCGAGGCTTCCTCGAGCATCGGTGTGTACTTCTCCGTGGTGGCGTTGGCCGCGTTCAGCGCGTCGATCATGTTCTCGATCTCACCGTTCGCGTCGTACTCGGATCCCTTCAGGGAGTCGAGCGCTGCGGTTAGCGTTTCCACGTCGGTGATCTGCGTGCCGGTCATCTGGCTGACCTTTTGCATGATGGCCTGCCGCGCCTGCTCCGCGCCGTTCAGTTCGGCCTGGATCTCGCCCTGCGCCTGTTTCGCTTCGGTCAGCTGGCGCTCCAGCTCGATCTCTTCGGCCAGATACTGGCTGGCGGCCTGTGCGTACGCCTCAGCCCTTGCGGACTCGTACCAGGCGTCCTTGTAGGCCTGCAGCGCTTCCACGCCGCCCCTGATCGTGCCGTTCTCCAGATCAATCAATTCGGTGATGCCGGGGATCGTCTCGGAGAGCCGCTGCAGCAGCCGGTTCCATTCCGCCTGCTCCTCGTTGGTGAGAGAGCCCTGGCGTTCCAGCTCACGCAGGCGGTCGATCATCTTGTCCGCCTCGGCGCTCTTGGCTCCGATCGTGCCGAGCGATTCGTTCAGCGTGTCGGATGCCTCGGCCATGCTGTCCACGGCGTCCTGGTATGCCTGCGCCACGTCGTCCAGCTTGGTCTCCAGCTTCTCCGCGTATACGTTGACGCCGTTGACCAGGCCCTTCAGCGCGTCGCCCAGGCCTTTGATCAGCGCCGGGATGGCTGTGATGATGCCCTTCAGGATGCCGGCTACGATCTGCACGCCGATCTCGAGGATCCCCTTGAAGTTGGAGACCAGGCTGACCATGGCGTCGACCAGGCCTTTGATCATCTTCGGGACCATCTCGGGCAGGTTCTGCGCGAATCCCTTTGCCAGTGCCAGCAGGAAGCTGATGCCCGCGTTGATCACGTCCGGGATCTTCTCGACGAACTTGCCGAGCATGTCGGAGACGATCGTGCCTGCCGCTTCGACCATACCGGCGAGGCCGTCGGTCGAGTACGCGTCAGTCAGGTCCTGCACGTAGCCCGTGAGGGCGTCTGTGACGTCCGAGACGGGGCCGTTGAGGTCTTCGTAGATCGTCAGACCCAGCTCCTTCACGGAAGCCTGCAGGATGGCACTCTTGTGCGCCGCCGTCTCGGTCATCGTGTTGTATGCTGCCTCGGTCGTGCCGGCAGATCCGGCGACGGCCTTCAGGTTGGAGTTGAACGTCTCGAGCCCCTGCGAGATGATCGCGTTGGCGGCCTTGCCTGCCTCCGCGGAGCCCCACAGGTTCATCATGGCCTCGGTGTCGCCGTTCACGGACTCCATCAGGATGTCCAGGACGTCCGCGAGGCTTGCTCCGGATTTCATCAGCTGGCCGAAGCTCTGGCCGGTCTTCTCCTGCAGGATCTTGCCCACGTTGGAGCCGGTCGTGCCCAGCTCCTTCATCAGGCCGGACAGGTAGGTCGTGGACTCGTTGACGTTGATGCCGCTCTTGGTCAGCGCGATGTAGCCCGCCTCCAGGTTGTGAAGGTTGACGCCGTACGCCGAGCCGGTGGCGATCGCTTTACCCATGGCCCCGGACAGGTCGCTCATGGTGAGCACGCCGAGGTTCTGCGTGGCGATCAGCGAGTCACTGATCGACTCCGCCTCGTCTGCCGAGAAGCCGTAGGCGTTCATCGCCGTGGTGAGCACGGAGAGGGCGTCGCTCGAGTCGGTGAAGCCGGCGGTGGCCAGCTTGGTCGCTGTGGTGACCAGGTCGACCGCTCCGGCGGTGTCTCCTGTCGCGCTGATCGCGTTGTAGACCGCTTCGGACAGTTCGCTGGCGTCCACGCCCATCGCCACGGCCGTGTCCCGGATGGCCTGCTCCATCGCGGAGACGCTGACCTGGCTGGTGTCCATGATCGTCTCGACCTGCGCGAAGGAAGTCTCGAACTCCTTGCCCAGCGCGATGGTCTCGGTGAGCATCTTGGTGACAGCTGCACCCGCGGCCGCTACGGCCACCCCGATCGCCTTGAATGCGACGGAGCCCTTGGTCTTTATTCCCTCATACCCGGACGCGGCTATGCGCTCGGATTCGTTTACGTCACTTTTGAACTTGGAGTTATCGCCGCTGATTTGATAGACGACTTCGCCCTGTTTACCCATTGGCGTCTCCCTTCTTCGCCATGCTCATCATGGCGTCAAACATTTTACGCAGGCCTGCCTGCAGATGCTCCTGCCGCTCCTCCTCAGAGAACTCCAGCGCGTACTCGTGCTTGAGTTTCACCAGCCGGGCGATCTCCTCGCGGTTGTGCTTGTCCGGCTTGGGCAGCGGCCTCTGCCGGATCTGGACGATCTGGACGAACCGTGTGTCCTCGCCGAGCCCCTGCAGCAGTGCGTTGAACTCCCACCAGTGCATCTTCCCGCGTTCTTCCAGCAGGTTGATGCCGTAGGTCTGCCGGAACGCCGCATAAATATACGGCGCGTCCTGGCTGAAACTGAAGTAGGTCTGCGTGCTGGCGTTCTTCGGCGCCTTGCCGACGATCAGCTCCATGATGGCCACGATCAGCCCGGCGTCCAGCACCGGCTCCTCCATCAGGTAGTAGGCCATCACGTCCAGCCGGTCGATCAGCCCGAGCCCCTTCGTCTCCTCGTACATGTTGAGGACGTTGTCGAACGCCGGCGTCAGCTTGTACGTCTCGCCCTCGTATTCGATCTCGTAGGGCAGGGCGTTGAAAAAGTTCACGAGACCTTGACCTTCTTCCTGGACTCCACGAGCCGGTCACGCGCCGCGTCTACGGCGGGGAAGAGGATGTCCGTGAAGAACGGCGTCATGTCGTTGATCATCGTGATATAGTCGTTCTCGTACCACTCGAACAGTTTGTTCGCGTTGTCTTCGCCCAGGCAGATCTCGTACAGCCTCACGATGGCTTCGCCGATCCGCTCGTCTTCGCCCGATTCGAGCGCTGACTGCAGCTCGATGCGCCGCTGCATGATCTGGCTGCACACCTGTGTCACGTTCAGCCGTACCGGGAGATCCAGCACGACTTCGCCTGCCGGGTTGATAATTTCTATTCTGTCCTCGATCATCGAGGTCGCGATCTTCATATATACCGTCCTTTTCTAAATGCCGGCGGACGCCCGAAGACGCCCGCCTTTGGAGATGGATGTTATAGCTTTGCCGCTGCTTACGTCGTAGTGACGGTCGGCGCGCCGTTGAACCGGATCTCGAAGGAGATCGCGGAGTCGTCGGTGGCGGCGCCGGACCATTCCTGGATGTTGCAGATCGTGCAGTCCACCGTCAGGGTGATGGTGGAGGCACCTTCCACAGCGACCAGTTTGAAGCTGGACTCGCGTGCGGTGTCCAGACCGTATTTGACGTCATCGTCGAAGATGAAGTCCTGCGCCGTGTCGCCGGCGATCCGGCGGCCGGTCAGCGTGAAGCTGGGAGCCATGCCGGTCACGTGGTTGCGCGCGAAGCCGTTGTCGCCCAGGAAGAAGTACTGCTGTACGACTTCGTTGAGGGACTCGGAGATGTTGTCGATGCCCGCGGACAGGTCGGCATAGGTCCATACAGGCGGAGTGCCTGCGACGCTGGTGCCGATGCTCGGGGTCAGATTATAAAGGGTTTCAAGAGCCATTGTCGTCTAACTCCTCTATTGGTTTAGGTAGCCACGCCCGCACCGTCAGGGTGCTGCCGTACAGGTACCTGTCCTCGTCCTCCCGGCCGATGTAGTCCGGCGCCGCCGCTGTGGTGACGTCGGTGACCTGCCAGGAGCCGTCGGTGGCCGTCGGGTAGTCCTTGGTCTGTACGAGCGCTTGGTGGATGGTTGCGATGGCGTCAAGGATCCCCGCCTGGTCGGCTGACTTGCCGTTGACCACGACGGAGAGGTTCAGGCTGACGCCTTTGTCGAGGAAGGTCGTGTCCGTTGCGCCGGATCCGTACGCCACGGAGACGCTCTCCGGAGCCGGCATGGGGCCCATCATGACCGGGAAGTCCTGAACGGCCGCCGCTTCTGTAGCCACGTATTCGATGATGTCTACGAGTGCGCTCATAGCTGCTCACCCAGTCCCTTCTGCAGCATCCTTGCCCAGTCTCCCCTGTACTTGTCTGCCGCCTTCTGCGCCCACAGGATGGACGCGTTGACGTTGACGTCGTGCGAGGGTTTGCCGGTGTAGTACTGCCGCTTTGCGTAGGGCGTGTCCCAGATGACCTGGATGGTCATCCGCTTCGGGTGCGCCGTGTACGACGAGTCCCTCAGCATGCCCTGGTCGACCTTCACGAAGAAGTTGCAGTCGGTGTGGATCTGCTCCCGCAGCGCGAACAGCGCCTTGTCGAACGCCTGCTCGACGTATTTGCCCTCCGCCGCCAGGAACTTGAAGCCTCCGCGGTCAACACTCATACAAGCCCCACCTCCGTGTGATGGTAGGCGCCGGCGGAGTCCACCAGCACGTCCACGCTCTGCACGGTGTAGGTCTTGCCGCCGTAGACCAGCTGGAGCTGGCCGCCGGCCGCTTCGGCCGCGTCTTTCATCGCCTGCACGTCAAGTCCCACCGGGCGCGAGACCCGGCGGTCGATAAAGCAGATGCTCCGGAGGACCACCTCCGTGTTCTGCTGTGATTTAATGGTTGCGTTGGTCGGCTGCACACAGCACCGGCTCACGACCGTCTCGACGGGAGTGTACTTCCCCCAGACGTCCACTTCGCCGGGCGATAGCAGCGTCACGGTGTGCGTCATGATCTTGGCCGGGATCGGGCCCATGTCACCACCCCCTTACGGGTACGGCGGGATTGAGCAGGCCTGTCCGCTCCAGCAGTGCGATCACGCCCGGGGAGATCGTGTCGACCGCCCGGAAGTTCGCCTTCGCGGAGCTCGTCGCCTGGACGCTCACCTTGCCCACAGTCCAGCCCGCCTCGGAGCTGCCGCCTGCCGCCACGGTCAGCCCCATGTCGGCGTAGTAGTCGATCTGGGTGCAGAGTGCCTCGTTGAAGATCTCCTGATAGCGTTCAGGCACGGCCTGCCAGCCGATCAGGGCACCGAGGGCCATCTCCGCGCGGCGGAGGTACTGCGGGAAAACGTCCTCAGGGACGGAGTCCCCGAGGTACGTCTTGCAATAATACTTATAATCGAGGGCCACTATTAGCCAGCTACTACCACGACGTCGCCGTAGGCCAGCGGCAGCAGGCTGTCAGCGTATGCGTATACGACGGAGCAGTGCTTGCCGGAAGCAGCGGTGATGATGCCGTCGTCAGGCAGTGCGGTCCAGGTAGCCAGGTCGATCGCCGTACCGGCGGTTACAGTCGTAGCGGCGGAGTCTACTACGTAGTAGGCCTTCGCACCCGGTACAGGAGCCTCGGTGATGGAGATCACGGACTTGCCGGAAGTGCTGGCTACAGATCCGACGGTCAGGGTCGGCAGGGTCGATCCACAGCGGACGAGGATGCCGTCCGTCTTGTTGTCGAAGACCCAGATGCCGTGACGCAGGCTCATCATGATCTTCCAGTATTCGCCGTCCTGGTTCAGATCAGGGTTGATGATCTTGGTGACCCGCGGGAACGCAAGGGCATCAAGGGCGCTGCGGGCAGCGATAACCCAGCTGATGTCGCCGGCGGAGGCGAGGGCTTCCACGCCGCCGTTGGTCTCGCCAAGGCTGCGGCCGTCGTTCAGTTTGAAGCCGGTCTTCATGTACGCGGAAGGCGTACCGATCAGGAACTGGTCGTTGATCGCGTTGATCTGAGTCGTGATGGATTTCACAGTGTAGTCGCGCAGGT